CGTTTGTCAAGCACATGGCAGCAGAAGTACCATGGCATGAATAGCAGTCACGCAACTGCCATATTGGAAGCTGGCCTAAAGTACGAACGTGTAGGGATACCACCGGATCAGAGTCAATTCCTTGGTGTACGTAAGTACCAAGTCGAGGAGGTTTGCCGAATCTTCAACGTACCTACAGGCATGGTCCAGGTCGGTGAGCAGAAATACAGCAACGTAGAACAGCAAGACCTTTTCTTTGCCAAACACACAATCCATCCGTGGTTAGTGAGCATCGAACAAGAGATGAATCGCAAGTTGTTGCTGCCGGAAGAGCGTAAAGAGCATAAGTTTAAGTTTGACATGTTAAGCCTCATGCGTGGTGACATGGCTGCTCGCTCTCAGTATTATCACACTTTGTTGTCAGATGGGGTGCTTACTATCAACGAAGTTCGTGGATTGGAAAACCGAAATGCTATTGAAGGCGGTGATCAGGCGCTCGTTCAGGTCAACCAATTGCCTTTAACTAGCATGGAGGCTTACGCTAACTCGATCACTAGTAACAATGGCGACGTACAGTAACTACCCACAGAGCGCACGACGTGCTGCACGTAGGGCGTTGCGCCATAAAGAGAAGAACGGCAGTGGTTGTGGCACGGGCGTAGGCTGGAATCGTGCTAACCAGATAGCTTCAGGCGAAGGTTTGTCCTTATCAACAATCAAAAGAACCTATGCTTTCTTGTCTCGTGCGGAGGTCTACAACCAAGGCAAGTTCACAAACGACAAGGGCAAAGAGATTTGCGGCAGTATTATGTATGCTGCTTGGGGAGGTAGCAGCATGAAGCGTTGGTGCAAAGGAATTATAAATCGAGAAGAATGAGCGATATTAAAGACAAGGATCTCGAAGTACGCAACCTTGACATCGAAGTACGAGTGTACGGCGATGACGAGGAAAAGCGCATTGAGGGATACGCTGCTGTGTTTAATCAAAGCACCCAGCTCGGTAATGTTGAAGAAGTTGTTATGCCAGGAGCATTCGAAGGTCGTCTGAATGACGATGTAGTTGCTCTGTTTAACCACGACCAAAACATGCCACTTGCCCGTAGCCGTAATGGCGAAGGTACTTTGAAGCTAGAAGTCGATGAGGTCGGCTTGCGTTATAGCTTTACCCTGGGCAACCAATCATACGCAAAAGACCTCGCCGAGTCCATTAAGCGCGGCGATGTTAGCGGATCTAGCTTCGGCTTTGTTGTGCGTGAAGATGAGTACGAGCGAAAGAGCGATGGTGGTTACCTTCGCAAGATTCACAGCGTATCTCGCCTCGCAGACATCTCACCTGTTTTGACACCAGCTTACCCACAGACCTCGGTCAAACTCCGTGATGCTATCAGCGCCATGGAAGAAGAGGATCAGGTCGTGGAACAACCTACTTCGCCTACGTTGACCCCTAAAAGGAACATCGCGGAGGCACTTCTTTCTATTCATCAACATAATTCTAACCAATGAAAAATTCATTGAAATTTAAGGAAGAGCGAGCCTCCCACATCGCAGAGTTGGAGGGTCTCGTCGAGACGGCAAAAGGTGAAAGCCGTGATTTCACCGAGGACGAAGAAGTTCGTCAAGCAGAGTTGAACCAGTCGATCTACGCTTTGGACGACAAGATTGCTCAGGCTGAGAAGACTGAGGAGATCATGCTCCGTAGCTTGGCCGGCGAGGCTTCTAAGTCTGAAGAGCGCGAGTTGGAGCAACACGCAAAGGAATACAGCTTGCAAGATGCAGTTGCTCAGTTCCGCAGCGGTGGCAAACTCGAAGGTCGCGAAAAGGAAATGGCTCAAGAGGCACAGCGCGAGTTCCGCGAAGCTGGCATCTCTCCTACGGGACACATTCAAATCCCAATGTCGTTGACTTACCGTGCAACTTCTCAGTTCGCAGGTACAACTGGTAGCGCCGAGCAATCAGTTTTGTCTGGTCTCGTTCCTGATTCTGTTTTGGAACGCGCAGGTGCTAACCGCATCACAGGTGTTGCCGGAACAGTCATCTTGCCATCTTTGCCGAGCGATGCTACTGCAATTAAAGGTGAAAACACCACAATGGATGCTTCTTCTGCAATGAGCAAGGTAGAGATTGCACCAGTCCGTATCGCCTCTCGTATCGATGTTTCGAACCAAATGTTGGTTGCTTCAACAAACACATTTGACTCTGTTGTTGCTGCGCAGTTCCGTAAGCACAGCGGTGGTTTGTTGGACTCTCAAGCATGGGCGAACTTCGTAGCGCAAGGCGCTTTGGTAAAGCGTAGCACTACTGCTGCTGCTGCTATTCCCGCAATTGACTTTGCTTCTGCAAACGACCTGATCGGTGCATTGGGTGATGCTGATGCTTTGAGCAATAACGCAGCCTTCTTCAGTTCTTTTGGACAGTTGGCAACTGCTCGTTCACAGCAAGCGGTCACCAATGGCGGTATCCCAACTTTGCAGACTGACGGCACTATCGCCGGCTACCGTGCATACGGTCACAGCCAAATCAATGCTGCCTTGCTTACCGATACCGATGTTGACACTGCTGCCGAAGTTTACAAAGCCGCCGGTGCTGTCACTAACCTCAGCAATGAAGATGCTGCGCTGCCATTCTTCATGATTAACATGGATGATGTATATTGCTGCTACTGGGGTGGTGCAGATCTCGTGGTGGACAACTTGACGTTGGCTGCTGACGGTATCACTCGCCTCATCATGAACTACTATGCCAACTGCAAGGTTGGTCACGCTGCTTCTGCTAAGTACGTAGCTGTAGCCTAATCGTTCCATAGGTTAGACCCCTGGTCGGATACGCCATGCATGTAAAAGCACTGCCAATGTCCGATCAGGGGTTTTTCCTTCAATCGTTTCAACATGAATCTTATCAATGTACAAGGGTTCATCTATAAAGATGACCAACTTATTGGCGCACCAGGTGCGGACTTCTTAGTTGCAAAGCGAAGAGGAATTACTAAGACGGTAGAAGTTGTAATAGATGCAACGCAGCATGCCGGATCAGAGGACATCGTGTTGTTCGGTGCTGACTACCGTGCGTTTGAAGTAAACGGCACAACGTATGCTAGTGCAGATGCTGCCGTTACCGGCATCAACACGTTGCTAACTGCCACACGCGCACTACCGGAAAAAGTAGATGCCTCTGCTTTGCCAACCGCAGCAACAGGTCTCGCATCTGGCGATTTGTATGTTTCCAGCGGCACTGTAAAGGTTAAAGCCTAATGGACTACCCCCACGTCAACATAGTACACGTAGCCGAGACTACTGCGGTCAGCGAGATTATTACTGCTGCACGAGCCAAGGAGCATTTACGTATTGACTACACTGATGACGACACTATGGTCAGCACCCTGATCACAGTAGCGCAAGAGTTAGTTGAGAAGTACTGCAACTTGAAGTTCGGTGTACAGACGTGGGCAGCATATTGGGATTATGCACATCCGCTTGTTCATATCCCTAAGTTTGGCTCTAAGAGCCTTATCACTTTTGAGAAGCTAAATGACAGCAGTGTATACGAGACTGTGCCTGCTGCTGACTACCAGCTTGAGAGTATCTCGAACCCTATGAGGGTTCACATGAAGACATACGACACGTCAACTATTCAGTTGAACCGTTACAAACTCTCTTTCACAACCACAATAGAAGAGGCATCTATTCCTGTATACGTAGAACAGGCGATGCTTATGATTATTGCTCACCTGTACGAGAACCGTCAGGATGCCGGATATCGTCGTGTGCATGAAGCACCGATGAACAGCAAGTACCTGCTAGATCGTTACCGAGAACAATCCTTCGTGTAATGTTAGACTTAGGCGAGTTCCGTTATCCTGCCAAGATCCTTCGCCCTGTCTACACGACGACAGATTGGGGTGAGAAGAAGTTACAGTATTACTACCTTCAGTACGACGTTCGCGCACGTCGGCGTGACATTGAGTGGTCTACGATTGGTGAGGAAGCACACGGCAAGCAACTCGTTGTAGAGGCACGTACTGAGTACTACATCAAGCGTTACCGACCCGACATCACAGAAGATTACGTCATCTTACAAGGGTCTTTCACATATGAAATTACTCGTGTTGATGATTTTGATTACGGTCGTTACACACGTCTTGTAGCCTTGCGACGAGACAATCTCAAGATAGCAATACCTGAAGGTAATCTTTACGAACAGTACATGCTTATTGAATAATAATGTCGCTTGGCTCATCACGATACGGAGCGAATCTGCGCATTGACACGCGAGACGTGCAACGGTTTGAGAAGAACTTGAAGAAGTTTGAGCATATGACCGTTAAGAAGCGCCGGGATGCTATGGCGCAAGTGGCTAAGTATGCCTTGAAAGACACGAAGCAAGCGATGGTTGCTAACGCTAATAAGATACGCAGAAGCGGCACATTGGCAAAGAGCATTACAAGCGCCACGTTCAAACGAACAGGCTTTGGATCTGTTGCAGGAGCGCGTACTGGTCCGGTGATCCGAGGCAAGAGTAGTCGTCGCGCATTCCACGCTCACCTCGTCGAGTTGGGAACAAAGAAGAAGCGCAAGACAGTTAAGCCAGGTAAAGGCGCTTTTAAATTCTACGGCAGGAGAACACGACGTTGGGTAGTGACCAAATCTATTCACCACGGCTCACAAGCAAAGCCTTATATTGCACCAGCTTGGGAGAAGACTAAGAACAAAGTGCGCACACGTATGCGCAAGAAGATGAAAACGATTTTGGACAATCTTAAAAGGGACTTTCCTAAATGATACACGTAGTCAAAAAGATTTTAGACGACTCAGTGCGAAGTTCACTTGCTCCGTTACGTGGAAACAACAAAATTGCCTTGGTTAAAGCGCCGCAGCAGGTTCGTCGTCCCTACGCTGTGATCGACTTGGAAGGCACTACTTTGGAGCGATACGTCCAAGGAAATGCAGGAGGTGGAGTGGCTAGAACCACACACAACATCATGGTCTATATTACTGCAACAGGCATTGAAGAGGCGTGGTCGCTCAAAGAAGGTGTACAGGCCGAGTTAGATGAATACAACGGCACTGTCACTGTTGATGGTGTAAACTATGCTGTTGCCCGGATCGCACTGCGCGATGTTACTACCGATGCACACGAACTACATGAATTCTACATCATTCAAATGATGTTTGATCTCTATGTCGTATAATCGAACTGAGTTTACTCAATCGTCTTAGAAAAGACATTATTTCGTACTACAAAACTATTCGAACATGGCAACCGTAAAGGGTAATAACGTCACGCTCTACTATAAGGCTGAAGCCACTAACAACGCAAGTGATATCACGTCACTTTCAAGTTACGCGGACGTAGAGGGCGTGACAAGCGTATCATTCAGCGCAAGTAACGCTACCTACGAGGTAGACTTTAAGGATGTGACACCTGCTGATGCTTCGAATCCACCCAGCTTGACTGCTACTCGTGCCTATGCTGTTGGCACAACTACTTGTAGCATGTCTGTTGAAGGCGTATACGATCCGGCGTTTACAGACAATGCCGAAGACTTGTTCGATTTGTGCAAGAATAAGACTCGTGTAGGCTTGTTTTTCAACGGCACTGGCACGGGCAACAAAGCCGTAGGCGGCGTAGGCTTCTGCACTAGCTTTGAATTAAGCGGCGGTGTAAACGATTTTTCTACTTTTTCGGCATCGTTCGAATTGACCGGCGATCCCACAATCATTGATGCAGTATAATCATGGCAACAGTTAACGCAAATACGGTAGCACTTTACATTGATACCGCAGGAGGCTCTATCAGCAGCCCTGCTGACCAGGCTGGTGCAACTCCCTCAATGGTTCCGGTCGCGTTTAGCACAAGCGCTTCGATTAGTGTGAGCAACGCTACATACGAGACAACTTCTATTACTGCCGCAGGTACTGCTGAGACACGTCGGGACTTTGCTGTTGGCAGTACATCTACAACAATGTCGGTCGAGGGTGTTTTGGACTGGGCAACTGAGGCAGGCACATTGGATGTAGATGCTTTGTTCGATGCATTTAAGGCAAAGTCAAAAGTGACAGCAGTATGGCAATCGACAGCTAACGGAAAGGCATTTGGCGGTTTCGGATTTTTGACATCATTTGAATTGTCCTCAAGTGTAGATGATTTTGCTACATTCTCCGCATCATTGGAATTAGATGGCGATCCCCAAGCCATATCATAAGTTTGGTTTCTGTTTCTTGTTTTCTTCATGGGGAAGGGCGGTGCATTTTGTACCGCTCTTTCTTATTTTAGCGGAAACCTTTATACATGAATCAGTTATCAGGGAAGTTTGACGTGACCATAGCACGTAAGAAGTACAAGTGCCACCTCAGCATGAACGCATTTCGTTTGTTGTGTGAGAAAGAGGACTTGGATTTTAATGAGATGCAAAAGTGGATGAACAAGAACACGCTTGTTGCTGTCCCAAAGATTATCTACTACGGCATTGTCAATAATGCATATTTCAAAAACGAAGATGTTTCTGAACTACCTTCTTTGGAGTTTATGTCCGCACATATTTTGGAAGACATGGACAGCCTAGAGGATTACAGCAACAAGATTGCCATTGCGTTTGGCGGCGAAGACCCTGAAGAGGAGGGAAAGAAGTAGACGACCAGGACACCCCTGCTCGCAGCTGGCATCAAATCTATGAGGAGGGTCTGTCATTGGGTTTGCTCCCAATGCAGTTTTGGTCGTTGACATTCTTTGAGTATGCCAGCTACAGCAAACATTTACGGCATCAAGACAGTAGACAATGGTGGCATACGAGTAGTCTATTGGCGATGACAGCAAACGTAAATCGTGACCCAAAACGTACACCCAACCCGTACAAGCCGCGCGATTTCCATCCCTATCCTGATCATAATAAAAAGAAAGCAAAGTTTGTTCGTGGTTTGACGGCTGAGGAGAGGGATCTTACCGAATCTTGGGCGACAAAATTCCTCGAACAAAATGGCTGAAGAATTAAGTAAGTTATCCGTCATATTCCTCTTAGACACTAGCCGGTTTGAGAGGTCACTGACAGACACACAAAAAAAGATGCGCCGAGTGGGCAGGGAACTGTCCGATCTAGGAAAGCGCATGACCATCGGTCTTACTGTACCGATTGCTTTAGCAGGTAAAAGGATAACTGAAACGGCCACCGCATTCGAGTATCAGATGGCTCGTGTGCAAGCCATTAGTGGCGCTACATCTAGTGCATTCAAACAACTCCAGGGCAATGCCGAGGCACTTGGTGCATCTACAATCTTTACCGCGCGTGAGGTCGGCGCACTGCAAGAAGAGTTCGCCAAGCTGGGCTTTACGGCACAGGAGATTACTAAGGTAACTGAAAGTACACTGTCGCTCGCGCAAGTTACAGGTGCTACACTGCCTCGTGCAGCAGAGATTGCCGGATCCACGCTTCGCACATTTAACATGGATGCCTCTCGTGTTGGAGAGGTAAACGATTTGGTGGCCGTTGCCATCAGTAGGTCTGCACTTGACTTTGAGTCATTTGCAGAGACTATGAAGTACGCCGGTAGCCAAGCCGCTGTAAGTGGTGTGACTATGTCCGAGCTGGGGGCAGCTATGGGTGTCTTAGCTAACCGAGGTGTCAAGGGATCAATTGCAGGTACTCGCTTGCGTATGATTTTCGCTAAGTTGACTGAAGAAGGCGGAGACACACACAAAAAGTTCCTAGACTTAGTACACGGCAGTATGAGCATGGCTGAAGCAATTGACCGCTTCGGTATTCGTGCTGCAACGGCTATTCCGGTTCTACAAGAAAACGCTGCGGAGTTCGACCGTCTTGACCGTCAGATGCAACTCGCACACGGTACGCTTGAGATCATGCAAGCAGAGATGGACGACACGTCTTTTGCTGCTCAGAAAAAACTAAAGTCTGCCTTAGAAGATGTAAGCATCCAGCTTGGTAAAGCGTTGCTGCCTATGATTAATGCGGTTGCAAATGCTTTGGTTAAAGTAGCCAATGGTTTTGCTTCGCTACCTAAGTTCTTCCAAACGCTGATCGTTGTTATAGGAACTTTAGTTGCGGCTATTGGCCCGTTGCTTTTGGTGTTTGGGTCTTTGAATCACTCGATGGTCACCATCTCTCTGCTATCTCCAAAGTTAGCTACTGCGCTGTCTTCTATGTTTGGGCCAATCGGTATTGCAGTCACTTTGATTGGCACTTTGGCTCTGTCTTTCTTAAGCGCGGCTAGTGAAGCGGAGAAGCTAGAAGGTGTAGGTGATCGCACAAACCGCGCTATGTTGCAAGCAAAGGAGGCTACTCTTAAAGCAACGTCTAGTGTTCGCATGCTCATTGACCAGTATCAAAATGAAAATAGAACACTTGAGGAGAAGCAGCGCATCCTCAATGAACTAAATCGTCTTCAGCCGAAATTCTTTGATAAGTTAGATGCAGAGGCTACAAAGGTTCAAGACCTTGAAGACGCATATCGTAATCTTTTCAAGGAGATGCTTCGTCAAGAACAGGCAAAAGCCTTTATGACGGAGATAAACAAGTTAGAAAGTGAACGCATTGCATTCCTAATCGAAGAGGATAAGCGATTGCAGCAACTCGAAGACACACGTCGTCGTGCAGCAGAAGGTGACCCATCTCTGCAAAAACGAACTGTAACTGTTACTACCGAAGAGGGTGACAAGATTACTACAGAACGCGATCCGGTACGGTTTGCTGAGATGGAGTTTGAGTCTTATCAGCGATACGCTGCCAAACAAATTAAAGACCTAGAATCACAAGCCAAGCGGTTTGAGGGCATGATGCAGGATCGAGGCTTGTTTGAATTGTTGTTAGGCGATCCTCAAAAGGTTACGCCTGGTAGTGCTACTGTCGCAGTGCGAGAGATGGAGGATATTATGGCCGAGTTAGCTAAGAAGCTAAAGGTCATTGAAGCGCGTAAGGATGCCTTGAATCTGTCTGACCTAGACGTAAGCAAAGAAAAACTTACAGCATATACAAAAGCCTTTGAAGACCTGATCGTAGCCGGCGTTGATGGGCAAGACGTAGGCAACAACATAAAGTTTGTTGGTGATGCTGTTACAGGCTTGAACAACGACATTGAGAAGGCGGAGCAAATTCAAGAATTAGCTGACATTCTCGAAGACCTCGATCGTAAATTGGCAAAGATCAATCGTCGCATGACCGGGGCAATTTCCGGGCCTGAAAGCAAGTTGAAAAGTCTCAAAGCCGAGCAACAAGCCATAGGTGATGCGATTGCTAAACTGCAAAAAGACACTCCAGGCGCTACTGAGGAGATTGCTAATCTGCAAAAGCAATACGATGAGTTGACACCTGCAATTGCTAAGGCAAATGAAGAACTCTTAAAGTACCAACAAAGACAGCAAATGATTGAGACCATTACTAATGGCTCTGTTGATGCTTTCTTCTCTTTGGGTTCAGCAATGGGTGACTTGACTGATTCGACAGTATCGTTAGGACGAAGGATGGTCAACTCAATTGCCAAGTCTGTTGCCGCAATGCTTAAGCAAGTGTATGTGCAGTTTGCCTTGAATGCAATCCAAAACTCTACACACCCACTCCACGCAATTGCACTTATGGGTATTGGAGCTGGGGCAATTAGCGGCTTCTTAAACAGCATTCCGGCACTCGCCCAAGGGGGCATCGCCGTCGGGCCACAACTCGCCGTCGTCGGCGACAACCGATCCGGACGTGAGGCTATTATCCCATTAGAAAAGCTACCTGGTTTAATGCAGAAGATGGGCGGCGGTATGGGCGGTCGCTTGTACGGAAGCCTTGATGGTTACGATATTGTATTGTCGAACGAGCGCAACAACCGCTTGATGCAACGATCCTCACGATAATGGCAATTCAGCAACGATTCCAAAGCATAATCCAAAGTGGTAGCGGTGACGTGTACCGCCTGAAGTTGTACGACCTTGACCACAGTACGAATGCCGGAGTGCAGAACGCTACGTGGGGTTGGAACATCTCAGACGGTGTGCAGACGATCGAGACACTTTACGACAGTGCGGAGATCAGGTGGGACGGTCAAACCGACAAAGTGCATCAGGGCATCATCGGTAGCACGTTCAGCGTTGCTTTCTTGTCGCAAGACAGCAAGGGCTACGGCATCTTGACTGCCATGAAGTACAGCACCGAGTTCAAGCTGGCAATCGAGGTAGAACGGTGGGACTACACTGCTGAGGCATACGAGGTGTACTGGCGTGGTGTTGCGTTACCGGAAGCGATTCGTGTAGACTACAGCGACAACCCAATGGTCATCCGCATGCAGTTCACTGATGGACTGAGCCTGTTGCGAGATGTGACCTATGTAGATACCGACTACACCATTTACGAAGGATACGAGACTGCTAGATCACAAATCGGCAAGTGCATGCGCCACCTGCCGCACTTGGACTTGTGGGGCGCGACTGACGACTTCTTCTTTGAGGCGTGTGATTTGTTCCATGACAACCACGCTACATACAACGCAAGCAACGAGATTACAGCCATTAGCAGCATACTAAACGAAGTAGGCTGCCGTCAGGAACTGTGGTACGAAGAGCGCAGTTACGACCCACCATTCTTCCGTGAGCAGCGGATCAGGCAGAACGGTATGACGTGCTACGAGGTCATTGAGCATTGGATGATTAGTATGGGTTTGCGACTGTGCCATACCGGTGGTGCATTTGTTGCAGTCAGCCCGTTCCTAAAGATAAGTGGCCGTGCTGATCGACTCTACAAAAACACCAAGCAGTCCTTAGTAGACACTGCATATGACGACAGCGCAGCTACAGCGGATAGCAGCAATACCCAGCTCCTGCCCGACAGTGTAGACATGACTGCCGACTCTGTGCTGCAAGGCAGTTCTATGTCGTTTATGCATCCCGTTCGCGGCATCTACTACACGCATTTGCAGGGTGGTAGCGCACGACTATTCCCACAGGTGAATTGGGTTGCAGTCGAGGGCGACTTCCCACAGACTGATCTTTCTGTAAACCTCATCGGTCAGATTTACGACATCAGCGAAAACTACAATGTACAATTCCCGTTGAGCAATACGACGGCTGTCGTGCCTACTGACCGTCCGGTACGTATAGTCGGCAGATTTCAGCATTGGTTCAGAATTGATGACACACCTGCCGCTTATCAAGACAAAGCGATTGGCGCACAGTTTGAGGTTCGTATGAAGGTAAAAGTGGGTCAGTACTACTTGAAACAAGACGTATCGTTGTTGCCTCTTAGCGATTTTACTAACGACACTAGCTTCGGGGACATCGTCAAGACCGGATCGGATATTACTACGTGGCGGCCATTGGTTATTAGCAGCGACGTTGAATGGACAACCGACAGCAGTGACCGTTTCAGTTTCCCTTCTTTTCTAGTGCCAAATGACGTAAACGTACCGTCTGTAGACCTGCTGCAATACGACACAGGTAACGGTGACATCATTGAGTACGCATGTGGATTTGGTTGTCGTCGTCATCCAGATAACCCAAACAAGATGAAGTATGACAGCACCTCGCGACAGCTATGGGGTCAGGCATACGAGATTATCTTGGACAGCAACTTTCCACAACTGCCAACTACGACAATTGAGGAGACAGGTGTAGAGATTACGGTAGAAGTAATTGGCTACATGAATGACGGTACTGTAGTAAATACAACCAACAACCCGTCAAACTATACCGATATCATCTACCCCACAAACCCAATCCGCCCTGACGGTGCGCGAATTATCGGCTTTAACATGTATGTGGGTGATGGAACGGATGAGGACGATGCGTTCTACTACGCAGAGGGAAGCACAGTAAACGGGACGGAAATGGTAGAGGGTGGTGCTACTATGGTCGGCAGCCGAGTAGTAGAAGACTACGGTACGATTGGCGTACTCGTTGCCACCGGATCAGACGGCTTCAGCCACGAGTGGTACAGCGAAAACGGCTTTGTGTATGGCGAGAACAAGCGCAACCTTGAAGTACTTGCCGACGAGCATATCCGTCAGCGTGTAAAGACTCGTGACACGTTTAACTTGCAGTTCCTTGCTCGCACAGCGGAGCAACCCTGGTTTGGCCCGCACCAACGCTACAAGTGGACACACGAAGGCACAGACCACTTCCTTGTGCCATTTGCGTGTACTCACCAGCTCACAGAGAACATACTCACCATTGAGGGCTACGAGGGTCAGCGAGATACTGGCACGATTACAGAACATAATGACTCCAATAAGAAGTTAGTTGGCACACAAATCGTAGGCGGTGGTGGCGGTGTCGTTGGCACGTCGCCCATCTTTACGCCGCGCAGCACCTTTGGATCTAGCAACCCTGGTATTAGTGCTGCAGATCAAACCAAGCTAAACCTGATCGATGTCACCACTAGCGTTGACTTAGACAACATCTCATCGGGTGGCGATACCGATGCATCAGACTTATTCCAAATATTCCTTGAGAAGTAATGGCGAACGCTTACAAAGTAAAACACGTTGAGATGAACGGCAGTGGTTATTTCACTGCCTTACGCGGTACTGCAAGCACTACGCTTGTAAAAGGCATCTATTTTTCTCATGACGACCATAATACGATCGTCACTCTCGCGCTTACAAAGTCCGGAACATCGACACCAATCCCCTTGTGTGAGGTAAGTCACACAGCGGATAATATGACACAACTCTTGCCGGACACCATCGCCCTTGAAAGCGGTGACCAGCTTGAGGTAAAAAGCACACACATTACGTCTAGTGATGTAGGTCACTTGACTGTAAACTACGTAGAGAACACTACTTCTCTTTCCGGTCAATCCATTGGAGTATTAACGGATGTCAACATTGCCACTGCTCCTACTAACGGACAGGTGTTGGTTTGGAATAACACTGCGGGCGAGTTTCAACCAGGCGATCAATCTTCAGGATCAGGTACAGTAACCTCAGTAGGTATTACTGCCGGTACGGGAATCTCATCGTCGGGCGGGCCAATAACCACTTCAGGTAACATAAGTGTTGCCTTAGATGCAAGTATTGATGACTTAACCGATGTAGCCACCACGGGCAAGATTCCTAATGACGTATTGGCGTGGGATGGCTCTAATTGGGTGTACTCTAGACGGGTCTCCTTGCTTTATGAGTTGCTCAAAGAGGGAAGCAGCAAAACAATTACGGCAGAATCTACTAATGCGGACGAAACAGAAGGCTTTGTAAAACTAGAAGCTACCACTGCAAAGCTAAAGGTCAACAACACGGGGGTAGAGATTAGTGAAACTTCGCCCGGTGACATTGAGTTCGTAGTGGCTACTGACAGCAGTGGCACAACCGCTTTTACTGCATTGCATATTGATGGCACTACAACTGCAAACGTATCTGACATCATAGTTAAGGCGGGCGCGTACTTTAAGTTTGATGACGGACTTTATACGCAGTGGATTAAGCCGACTTCAGGCAACACAGGTAACACCGCAATAGTTTTACCGAGCAGTTCAGGTCAATTGGCTTTGACGACTGATTTGTACACAGACAGCGATGCGGATGCTAGGATAGCAGCAGCAAGTGTGACTGACCTCACAGATGTGTCCAGCGCAGGTAGTGGTGCGATTATTACATCGGCTGAACGTACCAAGTTGAGTGGTATTGCTACAAGTGCTACAGCAAATCAAACTGATGCGCACTTGCTTAGTCGTGCAAATCACACAGGCACTCAAACAGCTAGTACGATAAGTGATTTTGACACTGAGGTATCCAACAACTCAGATGTGGTTGCTAACTCTACAAAGCTTGCAGGTATAGAGACAGGTGCTGACGTTACTGATGAAACGAACGTCAAAGCTGCACTCGATGGCATGACATTGAGTTCTGCTACTATTGCTACAGGTGATCGGTTATTGATTCAGGATGCTAATGCTAGCTATGAGCAGAAGTATGTATTGTATGACAATTTAGCTCTGAAGTCATATGAAGAAGATGAGCTTGTTTCAGGTCAGAATGTCACTATGAATACTGGTGTGTCTGTAGCAAGTAACAGGATTGTTGACATCATGGGAGATGCTCTTGCTGACACGTCAAATGCAAACACAAAGAAGTTCTTAGGATTTCATACAGGCAGCGGTGTATGTGTATTAAAAGGAATGGTAGATGCAAACAACAGCATATCAGGTGCTACCGCCGGATCGCCTTTGTGGTTAGGCGCAAGTGGTTCTTTTAGTGCTACAGCACCAACTACAGCAACCTATTATTCACGTGTCGTTGGTTACTACATTGGCACGTTAGTAGGCGGTGAAGTCATGTGTTATTTCGACCCGTCTAGGGATTGGGTTCAAATTGATTAATTATGGGAGAAATTTCAGGAGTACCAGCAGCAGACATCAACAACGTAGATGGTTTCTACACTACGCAAGGAGGTAGTAGCACAGCATCAACTACGCCTACAATCAGCTTGAGCGGTGGTACGTTTGGCGCAGTTAACGTAACAGTTACAAACCACAGTTCGTACACAAACCCAAATTACGAGTGCGTTGTAACCGCAGGAGCAACTACTACAGTCACGGATGCAAATGTAGATCACACGATTGACACAGGTTCGGACAGCGTTGGTGATACCATGTCGTTTAACGATCTGGATACCGCAACTGGCACAAGAACAGTAACGGTCAAGGCACAAGAGTTTGGCGATTTTGTGCAAAGCGCAGCAGTAACAGCAACTTTTGATAAAGTGTTCTTGCAAAATCACTACATCCGCATACGCGGTGTAACTAGCACAGGAGCAGATACAAATTTGCGTTTGGCTATTGAGGACGTAGGTTTTTTCACTGGGGCAACGCAAACAGGCACAGAATACCCAACTACTGCACTGACTAGCGAAACTTCAGAAACAGGTATCGTCATTAGCGCAGGTCACACATACAGTGCAAGCTATGCGGCGTTTAAAGCAGCAGATAGTAGCCTTCTTACTATGTGGTGGGCGTTAGGTACAAGTGCAGCAAACAACTGGTGGCAAATTCACTTTGAAAGCGCTACATACTCAACCGCGCCTATAATTAAAAGTATGATGCTACGATTTGACGGTCAAACCAGTGCTAGTTACTTCAGCCTTGCAGGTAGCGACACTGGCGCATTTAGTGGTGAAGAAACAGATTATGGAGTGTTTAGAATTACCGCCAAAGGGGCAAATTTAAATTTCGGATAATGACAGTTACTCAACCACTGATTGATGAGTTTATGCGCGTTATAGGTGAGCAAACGCTATTAACACACTTAAGCGGGCAAAGCACTCCAGAAATGATTGACAAAGTCGCTGTATGTACTCGCGTTCTGCTTGACGAATGGACAGTAAGCCCTTGGGTTGAGAAAAGCACAGAGGGTGACAGGTTAATAGAAATATATGGCTGATGGAACACTTGACGATAGGGATGATACTAGAGTTCGTCCTGCTGCTTGGCGGTGGTATAGGCGCGTGGACTAAACTAAATCAAGACGTGACTGTGCTAAAATCACGGATCATTAACCTTGAGAAGAAGGAGCAATCGACTGATAAGAAGTTAGATGCGCTTATGGAAGCCATTCAGGAAATAAAGATTATATTGGCTAAGAAAGGTTTATAACATGGACTTCATTATTGACAACTGGAGTGAGCTGGCACTTGCCACCTTGTTGCTCCTAGACACAATCGTTTCGTTAACCCCAAGCAAAAAAGATGATCAAATCCTCGGATACATCAAAGCGGTCTTCACGGCGCTCACAAAAAAAAGCGACAACACAAACGAAGAAGCCGATACCGGCGAATCCGATTCCTGATCAGAAGATTCGGAATACATTCGACAAAATCATTATTCATCATACGGCTACTACACGAGAGCCACAGTATGATGTTGAGTGGTGTCGTCTTCTGCACAAGAAGAAGGACTGGCGCGACATAGGCTACCACATTTACATCGAATACGATGGCACGATTCAAATGGGACGACCATTAGATTGGGTAGGCGCTCATACTTTGCACCACAACAAGTTCGGCATCGGCATCGCCTACGTAGGCGGCTACGAAGATTACGACAGCGATCCGGTATGCACCTTGACTGAAGAGCAGAAGTACAGCATTGCTGTGTGTGTTAAATACTTGAAAGAGATGACCGGTAAGGACTTGAAGGTCTTAGGTCACAACGACTTTAAGAACACCTTCTGCCCTGGCTTCGACCCAAAGACCATTGATTGGGAGAAGTTGCTCGATGAGTGAGCATGAAATCCAGGTTGAATTTGTAAGGCTGATCGAGGAGGCAAACCCCGACATCCTGCTGTGCGCTACAGTCGGTGGTGCGCGTATGAGCTGGTCTACTGCAAAGATGATCAAACGACAGGGTTACCGCAAAGGCATCCCTGATCTTATGATATTCGAACCGTGCGATGGCTTTTACGGTCTTTTCATTGAGATCAAAAAGAAAGGAGGCCGTCCAAGTCCACATCAAACGAAGTGGATAGACGACCTCCAACGTAGGGGTTACCGTGCTGTGATTTGCAAGGGACTAGACCAATGCATAAACGAGTTCAACCATTATTTCACACACGACAAGCAAGTCAATCAAATCTAAGACTTATATCGACTTTGCAGCCAAGCACGTTTGCCCATCTACTCAAGGTCGTTACCTTGGGTATCTTAAGCCCCCTTTCGTACTTTGAGATTGCAGCCTTTGGTATGTCTGCTAATCCTTCAACGGTTTCAAGTGACAAGTTATTGTCCTGACGTACTTTCCTGAGCGCAATGCATGCATCCAGGATTTGCATTTCTGTGTGCTTCATGGCGCTAATATAGCACAAAAAGACTATACTCCAAAAAGAATGTTGATTGCCGTGTGTCCTCCAATTACGACACCGCATCCAATGGCTTGTTTCTTAAAGTTCTTTGCGTATGCTGCCGCATAGCTTGTCCTGTCGATGCCACAGCCAACTTGCATGCCGAAGATCTTTACGTTGTTACCGACCATCCATTCACAATAGGCTTGTGTGTGTATATGGCCTTGCACGGTACTTTGCATATCGTTCTTCGCCTTGTTACGAGCAGTTCCACCCTCCCCATGCACGTACTGCACGTCATCATATACGATCCGGTCGCACCAATTCCAGTCAGTACCCAAGACTTCGTTGTAGTCTCGTATCCATTCCTTCGGCACTGACGAACTAAACGCTTTACGCATGATCAATCGATCGTGGTTACCAATGATTACGTCAGCCACTGGGAATGCATCCGACCATTTGCGCACATGCTGTATAGCTTGCTTCAGTTCGTATGAACCCCCCAAACCGTCAGGACTAGTCTCATGGTAGCTGCTGTAATGATTATCGCAAATGTCGCCAATGAATATGACGTGGTTGCAGTTAAATCGCTCGTAGGTCTGTACGCAAAACTCAAAGTAGCCGTCCAGCTCAAAAGGACAGTGCAAGTCGCCTATGATCAGGATTCTTCGCTCATTAGCACGAATGAAGTCTAGGGCTTTCTTCTCACGCGATGATACCCTTGGACGAATCTCTTTCACTGCTTCTCGGTGAAACTAAGACAGAGAGGAACGATGCTGATTGCACACATCACGACTGCCATCCACGACATACCATTTGCGACGATATCGCTACAGGCAGTCATACATATCAAGCCGCCAATTGTCCTCTTTGCGCTCCACCGTTTGAGATCACCTTTCGTCTTAAACGCTTCGGTCAAATCCATGCCTTGCAAGAGGGTTAGCAGCTTGGGATTCATTCGAGATTGCATATCATTCGTATGAACGCGGACAGATCCTTTTGCCTTGGCGCGTAATCGTAACGCACGTCCGGCTTGTTCATTTCGAAAGTAGAAACTAACTCGTCGAAGCGAACCCTATCCAAGTCTGAAGATAAGATTTCAACTTCGTATTGTTGATGAACATTGTCGTCATACAGGCAACTCTCCAAAAATCCAAGTAGCCACGTCTTTTGTGACCAGGTCACCTGTTCTGCCTGATCCGTAGCCTCTATCTCAGCAAAGTAATCGTCAAGCCAATCACTCATCCTGTACGCCCTCGTCTGCTCCGTACACATTTTCTTGGTACAGACCAACCATTTTTAATACAGCACGGCTTAAGGCGCGTTTCTCCGCAGTCATGACGTAGTACGTGTTTTTGCAGTTCTCCGGCCCAGCTTCACCATAAGTCTGCACCATGATCTCATCACCGAAGTACTCCTGTCGAACGTCCTCTTTTAAAGCAATGGCCTTGATGACTACAAAATCACGCTCTAGCTTTTCTACTTCAAAAGTTACGATGATGCCTTCCTTTGCCTGAATCTTTTCAATGCCACTGCGTGTGATGATGATAAAATGCTTGTGCATAAAAAAGTCATCACGAGTCAAATCGTAGCGATCTGTTAGGTTGCGCATCCGCGCTTTTTCTGCTTCTGTTAATTGTTTTGCCATGTTTTCTAGTTCTCCATGTTTATGATTTCGTGGTATGCTCGGACGGCGGCTGTACATGCGTGAATGAACGCCTCGTCCATCAAGAATAAATTTAGCATGATAACGGCATATTGATCAATCGTACCATTAGCCAAGACAGTACACATATTGTCTTTGGCCTGGACACTACCGTCCCATGACTCTTCAAACAACTCCTTGTCGTCAGGTTTTTTTTTTATGCGCACGTAGATGTAGGATTGTCCGTCATCTTCACGCGCACCCTCTAATATGATTTCGATGTTGTCGTCAACACCGTCATAACCTTCCTCGAAGAAATCGTCGTCCATCATCTCATTAGCTGTTCAATAGATTTCTTCAAGTTACGTATCTCCTTTGCCTGATCAGCACACTTCGTTTGCAAATTGCTGTTCTCATTCGTCAGTTGCGCATTTAGCTTTTTCTCTTCACGCAATGATCGTTTGGTCGTCCCAAACTCTTCTTCCAAGTAGTATGCTTGTTGCAAAATCATGTACAATTCTAACACACACCGATTCAGGACATCGACAATTGGCTTTGGTGCATCTAAGTCCGGTATCTGCGCTTCAATCGTCGCAGCAGTTCCCATAACGTGCAAACGATCCGTACTTCTCTGTAGCCAATCTACTTCCGGGCCGTTGTATTTAAATAGTCTCATCATAGTTCTTGATTGCTTCAAAAATGTTCATTACTAGAGGAACGCATACTGCGTTACCGTAGCCCTTTAGGCTTTCTCTTCGCCAAGCTGGAAAGGTAAGACCGTCCAGTCTTTGGGGAAGCCCATCATCTCCGCCGCAAACAGGGGAGACAGTTGGGAAGTCAGTGAATCGTAGTCGTCGTCTAACCGTAGATATACGTTTCTCAGCAGATTCTTGCGATTCCTGTTGTTGTGTATTGCTGCGGGAGACGTTGCTCCTTTGTAATCCGTTGCCGTCGGAGTTGGCAGTAAACGCTTCTGCATCTCCTGAGCGATCAGGTGATTTAGTTCTGACCTGCGGCTTGGCTGTCCCTCCGGTCGCTCGATTGCTGTCCCGTCTTTGCAGCACCGTGCTGTGATTGTAGGCAACAATGAAAATTCTGTCTCGTCGGTGTGGGGCGTTGACACCAGCAGATGGTAGTAGATACGATTGAACTGAGTACCCACTATCTTCCAAGTCAGCACACACCTGCTCGAATACCATTCCGATTGTCCCTCCTTCTGAAGGCAGATTAAGGATTCCGCGAACATTCTCTCCCACGACCCAACGGGGTGAACACTCTCGGATAACTCTAAGCATCTCCGGCCATAGGTAGCGGTCATCATCTGCTCCTTCTCGGTTTCCTGCGTGACTGAATGGTTGACAGGGGAATCCTCCGCTGAGGACATCAATTCGTCCCAAATACTTATCTGCTTTAAAGGTTGTGACATCGTCGTGTAGTTTTGATTCAGGGAAATGGTAGCGCAGGAGTCGTTGACAAAACTCGTCTTTCTCACAACAAAAGACGTTGTCCCATCCCATTTGCCGTGCAGCCAAGTCAAAGCCGCCGATCCCACTAAAGAGGCTTGCATGTGTCATTGGATAAAACGATTACTGGTTCGACACAAAAACAACGTCGCCATTCCGAGGCGGCCACTTCCCTTGGGTTTGGTTTTTTGATTAACAATCCAAGTCTCGCCATCGCGTATAGGCTCTTCACCTTCGCGCAGCGTTTCGTTTGCAGG